ACTGAATACTTCATATATTCAAATAAAAATCAAACTGGAAAAGATTTTGATGCACAATATTCATTAAAAATTGCAAAAGATTCAATAGTATTCTGCACATCTGGATTAACCGATAAGACAAATCAAATTGTTTTATCATATTTACATAAGGCTATTAGACCATTAAATCAATTGCGATCTGCCGAGGATGCCGCATTGATTAATAGAATTGCTCGTGCCCCTGAAAGAAGAATTTTTTATATTGATATAGGAAATCTTCCAAAAATGAAGGCCGAACAGCACGTTCGCGATATGATGGCCAAACATAAAAATAAATTAGTATATGATGCCACAACTGGTGAAGTAAGGGATCAGAGAAAATTTACAACTATGCTTGAGGATTATTGGATTCCTCGCCGTGAAGGTGGAAAAGGAACTCAAATTGAAACTCTACCAGGAGCATCAAATTTAGGTGAAATTGGTGATATCACCTACTTCAAGGAAAGTCTGTATAATTCATTAAATATTCCATCTAATAGATTGAATTCAGATGCACCATTCGTATTTGGACAAACCGATTCTATTAGTAGAGATGAAGTAAAATTCTATAAAATGATTCAGAGAATGAGAAATCGTTTTCAGGGATTATTCATTAATTTTCTAGAAAAACAATTAATTCTAAAGAAAATTATAAATTATAATGATTGGATTTACCTAAAAGAAAAACTGAGATTTAATTTTACAGTTGATAATTATTTTGCGGAATTAAAGCAAACTCAGATTATGAAAGAAAGATTAAATCTAGCTAGTATTGCAGAGGTTTATGTTACTAAATATTTTGATGAAAATTATATACGTAAAATTATACTTAAGCAGACTGACGCAGAAATTGCAGAAATGGATGCAAATATTCCGGCCGATATGGAAAGAGAGACACAGAGACAAATTGCCCAGGCACAGAGAGATATTATGATCTCTGAAATGCAGGCTGAATCACAATTAAAAATGCAGGCGGCACAGTTACAGGTTATGCCACCAGAAAAAGTTAATGAACCAGATATGACTAAGATTAATAAAAAAGCTGATAAGTAATGGAGACTAATATGGATAACAAACATTTAATTAATTTTGCACATGCTAAGAATTCCTTGGATTTTACTAAAGCAGTAAACGGTATTCTAGCTGATAAATTATCACAGAAGATTTCATCTATGCATCCAAATATTGCAAGTCAATTGTTTAATAAAGGCTATACCCCGAAATCCGGTGATGAACAAAATTTTGTAGATAAACATACTATTGCTGTAGTTGATTATCCAGTCGAAAATAAAGATGGATTACCTTTCAGAGATGATTCACTAAATACTAGAACTGCCAAAGAAAATGATCCTGCATCTTATGATAGGGGTGAGGATGAAAAAGTATATGAGGAAAGTGAAAATTTAGACGAACGTAAATTAACTAAACCGGAAATGAATAAAAGAGAAGAAATAGCAAAGGCAATTGAACGTAAATTTCCAAAAATGGATATGCAAAAGAAAATGGCAATTGCGACAGCCCAAGCTAAGAAATCCGCATAAATTTAAAGGATACTAATATGATTATACTAAAACCATTAGCAAATGCAGTTTCATTAGGCAATACGGGTAATACGGTAAGTAATGCCACTTTAGTATATGTATCAACCCATAATCAACATGCAATGATTACTCTTGCTAATTCATCTGGTTCTAACCTATCGTCTATTCTTGTTACAAATCCAAATTATATTATTATAGAAAAGAGACCCACAGATTTATTATTAGCTAATAGTTCATCTGATGTTTATGCAACTAAAATAGCATATAGAGGTTAATAAAATAATGGCAAAATTAATCAGAGAAAATATTGAGGATATCAATGTGTTAACGGAAGCCACAGAGGGTTCCGATGTAAAAAAGTATTATGTTGAAGGTATATTCATTCAGGGAAATTCTCCTAATAAAAATAGAAGAATTTATCCAATGGCTGTTCTTGAAAAAGAAGTTGGGCGATATGTGAAAGAATCTATTAATGAAAATAGAGCATTGGGTGAACTTGGTCATCCTTGTTTAGATAATACCGCAGAGGTATTAACCGAAAATAGAGGATGGCAATTGATTAAAGATTTAATTGTTGGTGAAAACGTATATACTTTAGAACCATATCATCAAACCATTGAATTACAACCAGTAAATGCCATACATATTAATCATTATAAAGGAAAAATGATTAATATAAAAAATAGAATGTTTAATACTACGGTTACGCCATATCATAATTTTTTAACATATTATAGAGATGGTAATCCATATACTATTACTGCTGGAGAGATAAAGGAATTTATTGATACTAATATTAGTAAATTATCTAAATTTGCTATACCAAAAGTTGGTGATTATAAAAATAAATCTCCTTTAACCATTAATAAATTTGGATATGATCTTAATTTTAAATATTTTGTTGCCTTCATGGCATTATACTTATCAGAGGGAAGTGTATCCAAAAGAAAGGATAGAAAGGATTCATATAAACTTTCTATAACACAAAATAAAGGCATAAAAGAACAAAAAATTGATGAACTATTATCAAATTTACCATTTAAATATAAAAAATATGAAACTATGAATAAATATTCATATAAAACAAAATGTGTATGGACATTTGACAGGGAAAAAGAATTAGCCGAATATTTAATTCAATTTGGTAAATCATACGAAAAATATATTGATCAAGAAATAATCGATTCTCTTGATCAAGAAACGTCATTAGAATTTCTTCGTTGGTATATTTTGGGTGATGGTAGAGGTGATATAGATATTACGGGCGTCAAATGTGATGTTTTTTCTACATCTAAAAAAATGATAGATGATTTATCAATTGTTGTTGTTAAATCTGGACATACATTCAAAATGTATGATTACGTAGAACAGAATGATATTGTTATAGAAAATAGAATTATTAAAGCTGAATCTAAAAGAAAAATGTATTTTCTACAAATATTAAAAAGTGAATATATTTGGTTAGATAAAAGACACATAACAATTTCTGAAATTGATTGGGATGACAATGTATATTGCATTTCTACAAATAATTCAAATTTTCTAGTAAAGCATAATGGTTATTCTTATTGGTCTGGGAATTGTGGTCCAACAATTAATTTAGATAGAGTAAGTCATCAAATTATGAAACTTACTCGTGAGGGTAATGACTATATCGGTAAAGCTAAAATTCTCGATACGCCAAATGGTAGAATTGTTGAAAGTTTCCTAAAGGAAAAGATTAAAATTGGAATGTCAACTCGTGCCATGGGTTCTTTAGTTGAAAAGAACGGTATTATGGAAGTTCAAGATGATTTGAGATTAGCTACCGCTGGAGATTTCGTCGCTGATCCATCTGCACATAAAGCGTTTGTTAATGGCATCATGGAAAATGCTGAATGGGTTTATGACCTAGCCACAGATTCTTGGAAAGCAATAGATTTACTAGAACAGACTAGAAAAGCTGGTAAAATTCTAAATGAAGAGGAAATGTTTAAGGTATTCAAGAAATTCATTTCGAATATAACAAAATAATATATAAGTATAATAAGGAGTCATGTCATCATGGATAATAGGGAAGAAGAAAATATGGACGATAAATCTGAAAACTTAGACGAAACTACGGCATTGGATTCGCTTAAACCAAATTCTATGCCGGCTGATGGTATGACTAAATCAGATATGCTATCAAATATGGTCGGTGCTATGAATAGTATGAAGAAGTCCGAATTAGTTGATTTCTTCAATAAATCAATGGCGCAATTTGGCCCTAATGCTGATCTTGGTATTCCAGATGGAACCGCACAGAGAAATGCTGCCACTATTGCCGCGAAGGGTTCACCTGTTCAGGAAGATGTTAATGAAATGTTTTCTGGAACGGAACTGTCAGAGGATTTCAAGGATAAAATCTCAACTCTAATTGAATCTGCTGTAAATGTTAGAACTAATATAACAATTGCACAGTTACAGGAAGAGAATGAAATTAAATTTAATGAATTAGTTGAAGAATATAAGGAAGAGTTATCCGAGAGTATCGATCAATATCTTTCATTCGCCGTTAATGAGTGGATTGAGGAAAATAAAGTAGCGGTCGAAACCTCTATTAAAAATGAACTTCAATCTAGTTTTATGACTGGTCTACATAATCTATTCAAGGAACATTATATTGATATTCCAGAGGATAAATTAGATTTACTAGGACAGTTAGAGAGTGAAATTGAAGAACTAAAACAGAGTTTCAATGACATTCAAAATAAAAATATTGAACTATCGTCCACCAATGAGGAATTAAATTGTCAGTTGATCATTACTGCCGCAACACGAGACCTAACCGAGAGCGATGCTCTAAGGTTTATGGATTTAATTGATGGTATTACCTATACCGATATGAAAAATTACGAAACTAAACTTAATACCATTAAAGAAAGCCATTTCTCTAACAAAGCTGAAATTGTTAAGGAACAGGAAGAAGTAATGGGTATTGACTCACTAAACGAAAGCGCTGCTGACGAACCTGTGATCACTGGTCCAATGTCCAAATACCTAGAAACTGTAGCAAAAACTACGAAAAAATATATATAATTAAATCAAAGGGAGTTACTTAAATGCAATTACATGAAGACATTCTAAGAAAGTGGGCACCGCTTCTAAATGCAGAGGGATTATCTAAAATCACTGATGCTAATAGACGTAACGTTACTGCCGCTCTTCTGGAAAATACTGAAAAGGCTATCAGAGAAACCGGAAGCTATGCGCCGCGCTCGCTATTAGAAGCGGGAGTCCCTACTAACGTAACCGGCGATTCCATTGACAACTATGATCCAGTATTGATTTCTATGGTCCGTAGAACCATGCCAAATCTAATGGCATATGATGTATGCGGCGTTCAGCCAATGACTGGCCCTGTTGGACTTATCTTTGCCATGCGTTCACGCTATACCAATCAGACTGGTGTGGAAACCTTCTACAATGAAGTTAATACTGCATATTCGTCTGTCCTATCTGGTGCTAATACTGTTGGTAATAAGCATGTTGGAACACTCCCTGGTTCTACCACTGTAACCGCTAACCTTGCTGAAGAGGGTATCTACAACTTTGGTGGCGGTATGTCAACTGCTCAATCAGAGGCTCTAGGTGCATCTACTAATACTGCTATTCCGCAGATGAGTTTTAGTATTGAGAAAGTTTCTGTTACTGCACAGTCTCGTGCTCTAAAGGCTGAATATTCCCAGGAAATGGCACAGGACCTAAAGGCTATTCACGGTCTAGATGCCGAAACAGAACTAGCAAATATTCTATCTACAGAAATCCTCGCTGAAATTAATCGCGAAGTAATTAGAACAATTGCTGTTACTGCTACTCGTGGCGCCAATACCAGCACAACCACACAGGGCATTTTCGACCTTGACACTGACTCAAATGGCCGCTGGTCTGTTGAGAAATTTAAGGGCCTAATGTTCCATCTAGAACGTGAATGTAATCAGATTAGCCGCGATACCCGTAGAGGTAAAGGCAATATCATGATTTGTTCATCTGATGTTGCATCTGCTCTACAGATGGCAGGTATTCTTGACTATGCTCCTGCATTAAATTCTAATCAGCTACAGATTGATGATACTGGCAACACTTTCGCTGGCGTTATTAATGGTAGACTAAGAGTTTATATTGATCCATATGCCGAGGGCGGAAATTATGCCGTTGTTGGTTATAAGGGTAGCTCCACCTTTGATGCCGGACTATTCTATTGCCCATACGTTCCTCTACAGATGGTAAGAGCCGTTGGTGAGGACAACTTCCAGCCGCGTATCGCATTCAAAACTCGATATGGTATGGTCGCTAATCCGTTTGCCGAGGGCGCAACTGTTGGTAATGGTGCGCTAACTAAGGATAGTAATAAATACTACCGTAGACTTATTATTACAAACCTTCTGTAATAATAACTATATCTTTTAAGTTCTTAAAACTCCTAGGATTTATTTTCCTAGGAGTTTTTTTTTATTGTTTACATATGTTTTGGAATAAACAATTTTTCTACACCTTTTTTAGAACCAGTATTTTTAACTAATGTATTATTAACACTCTTTGACCATACACATTCAAAATCATCTGGTGCAGTATATTCACTAATAAACATTGAATGTCCCTTGGAACTCATTTCCCTTACCCATTCCCAAAATCTATTAGTATCAAATTTTCCACCATACCCGGTAGTATTTGCATATGGTGGATCACAGTAGATAATCGAATTATCAGGGATATCCATATCATAATAATTCTGATTTGTAATTACTACACCCTTTAGCTTTGCGGCTTGTTTTAGCAGATTAGTTTTACTTTCAAGACAATAATTTCTCTCTAATCCTTTATCAGTATTTCCTCGGGCGTATCCACCGAAAAATTTTCCAGAATAGCTACAACCAAAACCAACAAATCCTACAATATAATTTGCAAAAGAATCTTTATCATTTTTAATTGTATTATACTGATCATTTGTAATGATATCTGGGGGAATCCATCCATTTCTAATTGCAATAAACATATCAGTTAGATATGGATTGACATCATTTCCGATTCTATTTCCTGTAACTTTATCGATAACATTAAAACCGCCTACAAATGGTTCTACATACCATTGACCCGGTTTTCTATCCGCAAGGATAATTTTCAATATATCTAAAGCATGTCGATTTTTACTTCCCATATATTTCATTTATATTATCCTTCAAATATCGATATAACATCAGGCATCATTTAGCCCTAAATCCATTAAAAATTGTTTGGTTGGAAATGGTGTCGTAATAATAGTCTTATATAATTCAAGTGCCAATTCGCTTTCTGTCTTTTTAAAAATTTTTTCCATACCACAGTCGTCGTTACCCCACCCACCTACCATGGGGTAACGATTATCTTGCGGA